AATTCTTGAAACCCTGCTTTATTTCCAGCAGCCAAACTTTCGTCCATTGATTTTGCTAATGAAGCTAGATTAATAGCGTTTTTATTCATCAGTTGATTCATTGCAATCAATGTTGCAGGTAAGTCTTCTTCTCCCCCTCTGCCATATCTAGCGTTAAATAATCTTGCAGATTCAATAACTTCTGCTGGTAATAAGTCATTTGCATTTTTGACCATATCAGCAAAGGTTCTTTTATAAGGCCAAGCATTATTAGCATCTAGTCTTTTTAATTCTTCTGCTCTATCAATAATTAGTTTTTGTACATCAGGATCACCACCACCTGTAAATTTAGGATTAAATGTGGTTTCTACTTTGTCTCCTTCTTTTACAACTTTGTTAGGAAGATTAAGATCATCAATAATTTCATCACCAAGATTATCAACAACATTATCTGTCATTAATATTTCATCTCTTCTTGATAATCTGTTAATTACTCTTTCATATAACTCAGGTGTTTTTTTAATTGCTTTTACACCTAGACCTAAAGCAGTAAGAGCTTCACCTGCTAATAATCCACCTGTTGCCTGTCTGAAACGTGCTTCAGCTACACCTATTTCTTCTGCTGTTTTTGCTTTTAAAAGATCACTGATTGGACTTGCAAGTCTTGGGTGCTTGTCAATCATATTGAACAAGTTTTCTTCATAAGGATCTTGCACAACAGCATCAGTAATAAAACCTGCAACAGCATTTCTAGTCCAAGCATTACCCATTCCTACTAGCTTTGTACCCTTTAAGGTTTTACTAAGAACACCAGCAGGTAGCAAGAACTGTGTTATAGCTTGTGGCACTGTATAAGCCCAATCTTCTTTATCACCTTTCACCTCAAGACCTAATGCCTGTAGATCTATCAGTTCATTATTATCGTATGGATTACCAACAGCATAATCATAAATATCATCTACAAATTCAACAGTCTCATTAACAGCTTTTAATGGGCCAGTTAAAGTACCCCTAATAACTTTGGAAGTAGTAGTTTTTTTTAATTTTTCATCTATTTTTTTTCTTTTTGCTATACCTTTATCTCGTATTTCTTGTCTGTTTTGTTTAATTTCTTCTAAAGACCTTTTATCACCTAGAAATGTATTATCAAAAAAATCTACAGTTCTAGCTTGTGTATCTTGTATGGTTTGATCAAGATTTTGTAAAAGATTTTTTTTATTTGAAGGTGTTTCAGTCATAGTCAGTTATTTAAAAACTTTTTGTAGGAGTTATTGTTATAAGCACTCCAAGCACCAAACCCTTGCTGATCGTATAGACGTTTAGCTGCTATTACATTAACAATAGGGTTATATAATTCATCTGTCGATTTTATTCCAAATAATTTCAATCTTTCTTCTAAAAACGCATCAATCATATTTAGTTGGAAAAGACCTATGGAAAATTCATTTTTCTTTTCTGGATCTAAACCAGACTTTACAGTATCAATCATAGGATCACCTGCTGATTCTGCCATAGCTACAGCAGCCATAATTTTTGCTTGTTCTGGCGTAAATCCTACAGCTAATAACATTTCATTTATTTTAGGCTGTGGTATTTTTTTAGTCTTATCTACTCCTTTTAAAATTTCATCTAAATCTTCCTCTAAATCTAATCTACGTTCTCTTGCTTCATCTTCTGGGGTAGATGGTGTAAATGCACCAGCTTCCACATCACTATTAGCATCACCTTGAATATCACTTAAATCATCTTCTTTCTTTTTTTCTTTACCTGATTCAATAGTTACACCTGTTAATTTTCTTGCTTGTTCAATATATTTACTCTTAACTTCTTCTATTTTGTTAATAATATCTAAAGTTGTTGCATTACGACCTTCTTCACTTAGACGATATTGATAGAGTTCTAATTTTGCTTTGTTATAGAAATCGGTAACATTACGAGAACCGTTGTCGTTTAACTGTCCTGTATTAGAAATAATAAATTCATTACCACTAAATTCACCTTTTAATTGACCTAATAGTTCTGTAAGACCTTTATTGATTTCTGTATAATCACCCCTTTCTACAGATTCAGCAGTATCTAATAACTGAGTTAACCTGTTTCTGTTTTGTACAGTTTTTGGTGTTGATGGATCTTGATACCATTGCAAGGCTGCTAAACTGGCATCTCTTGCATTATCATATCTGCCAGCAATCATATTTGTTTCAAGTTGTGCAGACCTTTCTAAGGTTGTGCCATCTATAGCAACACCAGCAATAGATATTTTATTTGCATCTAATGGATATTTTTTCATTAAATTACTTAAAATTCTAGCGTTACCAGTATCTGCAAATCTTTTTAATTCTTGTATAGTTTCTTCTCTTTGTTTCCTTTTTTGTTCTACATCTTTTCTTTTTTCATATTCATAAATGTAGTTGTTGATTGATTTTTTTAAAGAATTTACTTTGTTTTGATAATCAGGATGTGCAGTAAGATTTAATTTACCATCAACACCATAAGGAAACTGCAAGGCAATATCTAAAATATCTTCCGCACCTTCTATATCACCATTACCAGAAAGACCAACTGCTTCTGCCTGGTCAATAAGAATATTCACAATAGTTTTATTAAGATCACTTCTATCCTTTGTAACAAGACCTAAGTTATTCATGCTTTCTTCAAAATTAGAAATTAATTCTAAATCTGTTTCATCATCACTAACAATCAAACCTTTAACTAAGGGAACAGCTAAATTTTTAAGTTTTTCTAAATTATATTCTTGATGTTGTTTTATATGACTAGAAGTAACAGTAGCTGTGGCATCAGCCAATTTTGGTAAAAAATATTTATTTACATAAGTAGGGTTTATATCATTCAACTGGTCAACAACTTTTGATCTTTCTCCTGATAACCATGTTTGAAACTGTTCAGAGTTAAGAGAATATGTATTAAGAGATTTGCCATCTATCTGTGTTGTTGCATAACTATTAGATAAGGTGCTTGCTAAATTATTACCTAAAATTTCTGCTTTAGTTTTTTGATAAGCACGATCAGCAAAGATACTTCCACCTATAAGTTGTCGTGCAGCATCCTCCCCATCAGTTTTGTTTACACCTTTACTGATATCTTTAAAATTACTGGCAGCATCTTCTATTGCTTGCTCTGTGCCTTCTGCTTCTTCTTTTTCAATTTCTTTTTTTATTCTTGAACCAAGAAAAGTTTGTATGGCAGGGTTTATTGATTGCAACGCTTCTGCTAACTCTTCAAGGTCAGTTTTAGGTTGAACACTTGGAGGTGCGACAAAAGTATCTACAGGTCTTGCAGAAGATCGAAATGCTGTGCTTTGAAAACTAGATGTCATTAGGCTGTTGTAAGTTGTGTGTAAGAAGATAAACCTTGGGCTGCTGTATTAAGAATTATTGAACCTAATGATGGAATTTGATTGTATGCTTGATTTATATTACTTTGCAGTTGATTGCGTCTACTATCTCTTTGAGCAATAAGACCTTCAACATTTCTTGTATATTGTCTAGAAGCTGATTCTAATGATTGATTTATAGATTCTCTTGCATTAGCAGCTTGTCGTTCTGCATCTGCCAGTAATAAATTTACTGTAAGACCTGCTTGTTCACTAGCTCTGATAGCTCCTCTTGCTTGTAATGCTTGTATTGTTTTAGCTAATTTTTCCTGTGCTGATGATGCTCTTGTCTCTTTTAGCTGATCTGATATTGCTTCTTGTTGAGCAGTGAAAGCCTGTTCTGCTGATCTATTTGCTATTAAAGATGATTGATATGTTTGTTGAGCAGCAGCTTGTGCAGCAGATCTTTGTGCAAGACCACTAACTAAGTTAAGACCCAAAGACGCAGCAAACAACCCTGATGTTGCACCTGTGCCTAATGCTCCTATAGCTGGAAATGCTGCAAAACACATCTATGCTATCCTCAGAAATTCGTAGAATGGTTTACCCTGCATACCATAATGCTCGTGATATTGGATAAAAGTAAACCCAAGAGACTTTAACCATTTAATAGCAGAATCATTCTCTGCATATACAAAATTATATAAGACTTTGTATTTTTTCAATAGGCTTTCAACCCATTTACGACCTTTTCTTATTAGTTGTATTCTATATTTTTTATTTTCAAATAACTTATCAGTAGCAACCATCCATATAACACCACCAGGAACTACCCCACATAATCCTATGGGGTGATCATAATCATCAGCTATTGCCATATTTATATTGCTGCATATATAAGATAATTGCAGTGCTTGTTTTGGTTCTTGTCCTGTTTGATACAAAGCTTCTATTTTATCAATTTCTCTCATGTTTGCTGCAACATATTTTAAATCTGTAAATGTAGCTTTTCTTAAATGACCCATTACACCCTCCTACTCCTCATATGAAACATCGCTTCGTATTCAGCACTGGATAATTGAGTAGGCAAGAACGTGTCATTTTTTACATCTATATCTACTCTATCTGCTCTAGACATTATTGGCACTCTAAACGTACCTGTTTCTAAATTAATCTGACCGATAGCAGCAGAAGAAGATCCTAAGAAACGACCAGTGAATTTATGGGTAGATGTGTCTCTATTCTCAGGAGTGACTTCTACTCTAAAAAATCCTGTATCTTCAAACTTGATATAAAAATGATGCAGTTGTAAACGACCACTGATCATCTCACCTGCGTTACTACCTTCAGTAAGTCTCTGTTGACTGAACCTATAGTGCATGAGGTATGACTCACCAATAATTACCTTACTGTTTCTAAAATCACCATTAGCTGTAATTGTTGATGTAGATCCGTTTGTTGTATTTGTAGTTTGTACAACCTGACCAGGCTTCAATGTCTTTGTATTACCTTGAGTATCAACAAAAGTACTTGTTTCTCCATTGGCTAAGTAACGACCTACAACTGACATACTGGCATTTAATCTATAAGGCAAAGTAAATGTAGTTACATCAGTGCCAGAGTTATAAGAAATAGAAACACCAGTAGTTGCTTCAGTTACCTTATGGTCTAGATGAAACTCAAATTCTGAATTAGGTTCTCTGAACTCTGCTTCAAACGGTATCTTTTCTAAAGTTGTACCATTAGCTTCTTCTACTACCATAAACAAATCAGTACCAACAAAATCTATATTCTTTATTGACTTGGCAGAATTAAATGTAAAAGTAGACCAACTGTTCAATACTTTTTTAAAACCATCACCATACAACCATCTATTTATATATAACTTATTTGGATTATCAGTACCTAATAAAACCAAAACATCTTCATTGGTAGATACAGCTAATTTAAAAATATTACTTGGTATCAGTCTTGGTACATGAACAGTAATGTTGCTTGCATCTTTAATAGCTACATTTTCCTGTGTTATATATTCTCTTACACCTGCAAAGTTTCCTTTCTTTGTTAGATAGTAGATAGAAGAACCAGAACCTACAGGTTGTGCTTGGTCACTAGATTCAAATTCAGTTGCAACAACTACGTTAGCTGTTTTAGGTGTCAGAGCATCAGATGATGATGTTAATACAAACTGTGTTTGATCAGAGAACAAAACTAACTGTTCTCCCATAGTTACTGCGTGTTTAAGAATAGCAACCTTAGTATGTGAAGCACCTACATCAATAGGATCTGAATCTATAACAGATAAAACAGTTTCTGGAAAGAAGTTAAAAAACTCTGAAACCCTTGTCAACACTACGTTATCATCAGTTAAGAAACCTAATCTGTTTCTAAAGAAGAAGACGTTGTTAATTTTGCCATCTATAAAAGATGGATTAGGTGCTGAATCTAAATCACCAACAGTTCTTTCTCCCCACTTAGGTAATGTATATGTTGTACCAGATATTGTGTATGTATCTCCATCTACTCTTGCAAATCTAAAATTACCATCAGCCTGACGTATGAGAACGTGTGGCATAGTGTCATAATTAAATTTAAAAGGAATACCTGCTTCTACTGATTCTTCCCATTGCCCTTCTTCAAAAGCTCCACCATTATTGGTTACAAACTTGACGTAATAATTATCAAAGTTAGTTGATTCATCTCCTTTTATTTCGACAACATAACCATTAGGTGAAACAGTTGGTAGGTCAGTAAATCTTTGTACTGAATCTTTAACTACCGTTAGCTGTGTATTACCTTGAGTGTCATTACCATCAATAGAAAAATTACTGCCATCATTCTTTTTTATATGTATTACAGGACCATTTCTAGCAATAGTGAAACCTGTAAGACCAGAATTTAAACCAGACTGAAGATCACTAGCTACCTGTGTGGTACTAAGTGTAGAGTCAGAAGTGGTGTCATCAGTAACAGTTACACCATCTACAGTGACTGAGTATGTTGTTTTATCTGAAACTGCATTTATAAAAACCACAGCCTGTGTGATGTTACCTGGACTGACAGCCGAGTCCATTGCTGTTGTAATACTTGTATTAACTACAAAAGTAAAATCAGCAATAGTTACAGTCTTGATTACACTTCTAGGGTCAGATGTGTTTAGATAACTTGTACCATCAGGTTTGTTTACAGTTTTTTCTGTTCCATCCAATTCATATACTTTGACATTGCCATTACTAAATATTGCTACATATCTTTCATTAATATCTCTGTTGATAGTTTGTATGTGAACATTTCCTACTGTAGAAGAGCTTAGAGTTGTAACAAACTGTGTGCCAGACCTCTTTACAAGACCTCTTACAGGGCTGCTGTTAGCATTGTCCTGTATATCGGCATGGTCAGGTTGTTTTGTTGAATCAGCAGCTTGTGAGATTCCTCTTAGCAATGTAGGAATTGCTCTTGATACTACTGCCATAGCTATCTAATTAATGCGTTTGCTGGTGAATAAGTATCAAAGACACTTGTAAGACTTGGATCTCCTCTTAAAAGATTGTGATCTCCATTAGCTAAATCTGTTTCCATTAATATAGCTCTTGCTCTTACTTCGTCTTGTTGTGTATATGTTCTCAATCCATCATCACTGACTAATCTATCAACAAAGATACGAGCAGCTTTGATTGTTATGTACCTTCTTGCAGGTTCTGGTATTTCATCAAAGGTTCTGAAATAGACAACAGTGCAGATAAGATCTTCATCAAACTCATACTTATTATTTAACCTGTCATATAGTTTCAAACCACGCTGTATTGCATCAATGGTAGTGTGATGATGAGTATTAGGATCAACTCTTAAAATATCAGTTGAAAGTGATACCTGATTAGATCCATCTCTTGTAAGAGTTACATCTATTTCAGTATTAAAAGACCAACCTTCTGATTGAACTTCTTTATTTACTTCCGTAAGAGTTGACTGTGCCAGACGAGCATCAACAGGAAGTGTACCTGTAAGACTGTTAATAGGAGCTTCTCCTATTGCAGCTAACATAATGTTGATACTTTCTAGTTCAGTGGTTGCAGCTACAGTCATGGTTTTTTACTTTTTTATTTTAAGTGACTCTCTGCCACCCATTTTTTTCTTCTTCTTTTTTTTCTTTGTTGAATGATACATGGCTATAAAAAAAAGGGTATCTAATAATAAGATACCCTAAAAATAGAAATTAAGAAGCAGATAGCTTAATAGTAGCTGCACATTCTGGTCTTAGGATTCCATGACCAAGAGCATACTTAGCAACCATTAATGTACC